GGTTAATGAATGAGTTTGAAAACTTTAGCAGACACAAAGGACTAGAAAGGGCAATTATCGAGTCTAGTGATTTGTTAGAGTCCGGAGACTACGGTCCAGTTGAAAAACTAATTAAGGATGCTATACAGATATCTCTAAACAAAGATATGGGTACAGATTACTTTGAAGATCCCAGAGCACGTCTGACTAAACTTAAAGATGGCAATGGGCAGATCAGCACAGGATGGCCCAGCATTGATAAGAAATTATACGGCGGATTTAACCGAGGTGAACTGAATATCTTCTGTGCTGGATCAGGTGGCGGCAAGAGTTTGTTCTTAGCCAACTTAGGAGTGAACTGGGCACTAGCTGGACTTAATGTCTTATATCTTACATTTGAATTAGCCGAAGGCCTCGTAGGTATGCGACTCGATAGTATGATGACAGGTATTACAACTCGAGAGATCTTTAAGAACATCGACGACGTTGAACTCAAGGTCAAGATGTTGGGCAAGAAGAGTGGTAACTTACAGGTTAAGTATATGCCATCGGGCAAGAACTGTAACGATATCCGTGCCTACTTGAAAGAGTATCAGGTCAAGAAAGGTTGCAAGCCCGACGTTATTCTAATTGACTATTTGGACTTGATGATGCCGTTGAGTGTTAAAGTTAGCCCAAGTGACCTGTTCGTTAAGGACAAGTATGTGTCGGAAGAAATTCGTAACTTGGCTATGGAAACACAATGTATCACAGTCACAGCGTCACAGTTAAACCGTAGTGCTGTTGAAGAAATTGAGTTTGATCACAGCCACATCTCGGGCGGATTGAGTAAGATTATGACGGCGGATAATGTTATCGGTATCTTTACGTCACGTGCTATGAAAGAACGTGGGCGGTATCAAATACAGTTTATGAAGACACGTAGTTCTAGTGGTGTTGGGCAAAAAGTTGATCTAGAGTTTAATGTAGATACATTGCGTATTAGCGACCTAGGTGAAGATGAGCAAGAAGGCAGTTTCAGTCAGCAACGGCAACAGGGTGGCGGAAGTAGTGTCTATGCAGGCCTAAAAAGGACCAGCACAGTGTCAACTACTACTGATCCCGAAACTGGAGAAATTATTCCAATTGATCCTACAAAAGGTGTAGCTGTTAGTAAAAATAAACACGCCAAGGGTGTTGCCGACATTAGAAGTATGTTGGCTAATTTAAATCCTGAAAAAGATTAAAACCAATTTGCAATTTGTAAACGACCTGATTCAGCTATAACTTTGTGCCACTGGTCAATATCATCTGATCCAAATACAGTTTCGACTTCAGCAGGAGCATAACTCCATGAACTCCATGAATGCCAAGGTTCTTTTCCTGCAACTTCCCCTTCAATGTGTCCGGGCAACCAACGTGTAAATCCTGCAACTACTCTGAAATGTTCAGGACCTTCTCCCTTGCTTATTGCGGCAAGAACTGAAACATCATGACTTACTCCAATTCGATTTGTAACTTTAGTAGTGTTAGATGTATACCAGTCTAGACTATGTATTACATGTATTCTATTAGTTGACTCTTGACCGCCGTTGTATAAAGGCTGGTCTTGATCTGTATGTAAGCCTACATTCTGCATTACAGTTTGAAACGTGATATCATTTGTAAATGGTTTATTGATCTGGAGTCCTATAGCCCCGGTTGCATCATGATCTAATATTAGCAATACTCCTTTACGAAGAATCGGTTCCTGTCGTCTAGGATGAGCTGCTAAAAGATAACCTCTATAATTTTGTTCAATCATAATAATATTTAATCAATAAATAATATTCTATGCGAATGATTGAATTTACCAAGGGCTACGAGGAACATGATCGATTAAATCCCAAACTATGGGATGGTATACAACTGCGCCCCGAAGTTAAAGTTAAGCTGTTACAGATTGCAGAAAAATTTAGAGAATTTATAGATATCGATGTTCCTGTTATCGATGTACAAATAACCGGAGGTCAAGTCACTTATCACTATACCGAGCAAAGCGATCTTGATCTGCATCTAATTATAGACTATGGTAAAATACAGTGTGATCAAGAAGTGGAAGAATTGTTGGACACTAAACGATTACTGTTTAAAGAAAAATTTCAAATCAATATCAGAGGTATTCCTGTAGAGCCCGGAACAGAAGATCAAACTCGTCCGACTGTAAGTTCAGCGTGGAGTCTTAAAACTAATAGCTGGATACGCGAGCCAAAGAACTATAGTGGCAAAATAGACCGTAAAAGCATCGAAAAGCAGTACGAGTACTGGGATAATTTAATCAGGTATGTTTTGAATCAAAACGACTTCGAAATGGCTCAAAAAGTTCTAAAATTATTACGAAAATACCGCAAAATAGGTCTAAAACAGACCGGAGAATACGGGATAGAAAATTTAGTATATAAGAGCTTACGTAACAGTAAATCATTAGAAAAGCTAGTATCTTATATAGATCAGACATTTGATAAAAATTTAAGCATCAATAAGTAAACTTTTATAAAGAATCAAAAGGAGCCTGAGGGTTCCTTTCTTGTTTGTAAATATCAACAACATTTACACAGGATAAAAATGACCTTAGAAGAAATGATCCGTAAAACTGGCAAGCGCCAGGACTCATTCCAAATAATGATAGAGCATTTAAAAACTTGTGAAGAACCATTAATAATTGAAACAGGATGCGCTCGTCCTCCACATAAAGAGTGGGGAAGCGAAGACGTAAGTTTTAAAGATGAAGGATTCAGCACAAGAATTTTTGATGCATTCATTAATCAAAGCGGCGGTGAATTACACTCCGTTGACATCAATCCAGAACACGTAGAATATGCACTTACTCAAGTAAGCGATCGAGTACAAATCCATTGCAGTGACAGCGTTGAATTTCTCTGGCAAGCAAATCAGAACTTAACTGAAACAGAGAACTATGTAGATCTGTTATACTTAGATAGTTATGATTACGAACCAGAAGACCCATGGCCCAGTGCTGCACATCACATTAAAGAACTTGCGGCAATTATGTCTAGACTGCGGCCTGGTTCACTTGTTGCTGTAGATGATAATTTTATTGTCAATGGGCAACGTCAAGGCAAAGGTGCATACATTTATGATTTTATGCAGAGCATCGGCAAACCTTTAGTACATGAAGGTTATCAATACATTTGGAGATTTTAATGAAAGTATATGATTGTTTTCCATTCTTTAACGAATTAGACGTTTTAGAAATTCGATTGAAAGAACTGTGGGACGTAGTTGACGTATTTGTTTTAGCAGAATCAAATCTAAGTCACAGCGGTAAACCCAAAGAATATATCTTTGAAAATAACAAAGAGAGATTTAGTCAGTGGATGAGTAAGATTCGTCATATAAAAGTAGAAGACATGCCCGAGACTGAAGACTCGTGGGTCCGTGAACGTTTCCAGCGGGTTTGTCTTGACCGAGGCCTATATGATATGGAACCCGAAGACATTGTTATTGTCAGTGACTGTGACGAAATTACTCGTGCTGAGATCGTTACTTTGATAAAAGAAGATGAGAATAATTATGACAAATACATCTTGAACATTCCGCAATTTCAATATAAACTAAACTACATGAAAGTTTATAACGTTTCAAAAAATGCCAACATCATGGTAACAAGAGGTCGTTGTTATTCAAACGCACAACAAGAAAGAGAATGGACATTCTTTTGGAACGCAAAGCCAGAAAACACAGTATTTGTGGATCATGGCGGCTGGCATTTCACTTACCTAGGTGATGATCAACATGCGATTACCAAAATTCAAAACTTTGCTCACACAGAAACTGATACACCTGATATGATCAAGCGTCACAATATCAAATGGTTTATACAAAACAAATACGGACATCATGGTCCCAATGACAGCGAAAGATATGAGTGGGTTCAACTAGATGATTACTTTCCCGAATGTGTTACTAGTAATGTTGAACAATACAAAGATATGATTTTAGAAGGCGCAGTATTACGTGCCACAGATATGTATAGATAAGAAAGAAATTATGACAACATTTTCACATTCAGGTACCATGGGCGACACATTGTGTAGCATGGTTGCAGTTAAAATATTAGGCGGTGGTGATGTTTACCTTCGTCTAGGTAATCTTAAAAAAATGATTCAAGAAAAGTTAGGGTGGCCTGATGCAGGACGTCACAACGATAAGATGAGACAAGTAGACTTTGATCAAATGGAAGAGTTTATGTTGCATCAACCGTACATTAATAGTTTTAAAGTATGGAACGGTGAAGATATTGATTACGAACTTGAAGATGCAGCATTGCATTTAGAGACAGGTTTCTTACCTCGTAATTTTAGTAATCAACATGCACTAGCCAATGGCATTGATCACAAATATCATTTCAGACAACTTCAAATAGATCCATGGATGGAATGTCGTAATCCTATTAAGATTCCAGGACGTCCTATCGTAGTACATCGTAACATGAACTACCAAGACGGAAATGAAAAAGACAGCAAAACATGGCAAAACGTTTGTCAAAGAGGATTAACTGACCAGGGCGTATTTGTAGGCAGTGAAGAAGAACATGCGGCCTTTGAAGAAATATTCAAAGTATGGGTACCTCATTATAGAACAGAAAATCTAATGGAACTTGCTCGAGTTATTCAAGGTAGTGAATACTTTGTTACCAGCATGGGTGGACCTAGTGCAGTTGCACTGGCTTTGGGTAAGACTATGATGCTAGAAGTTCGTAAGAACGAACCATTCGAGCGTTTAGAAATTAACTATCCTTTTAGATTAAACATTCAATATTTCTAAAATGCGTGTAGCCTTAATCAGCGGCGGCCATCCCAGGTTTACCGGAGACTTTATTGCTTTAATGCATCAACTAACTGGCTTTGAGTCTGCGGACCTCTATCTAAATTTTTGGAACAGTGACTGGGTTTCGACTGAAGCAGAGGGCAGAGCTAGGATAGAATCAGTGCTGTTGCCAAATTACCGTTTAGCAAAACTAAAGATTACAGAACAACCAGCATGGAATCTTCCACTACACTCGCTGTCACATCCGCCGGCCTCTCCTGAAAACATTCGTTGGTGGTATCAACGTAGAATAGGAATGTGGCAATCCTTGTACATGGCCTTTGATTTAATTGACCAGGACTACGATCTTGTAATTAGATTTAGACCAGACGGCATGCTAAATAGAATTATCGATCTAAGATCACTTGATGTTCAAGATGACATTGTGATTCCTAAAAATGGATGTGGGTGGAGTCAATGGCCTGTCAATGATCAATTTGCCTTAGGTACTTATAATAGTATGCGATTGTACGCTGACATAGGTAGACAATATAATCAGCTGGTAGTAGAATCAGATCCACAATGGGAACACAACGGACACGGAAACTGGTCCGGAGAACATATACTGGGCCACTACCTTAATAAGAACAATATAAAATACAGATTAGAAAACTTCGATCACGTCTTAACCACAAGAGGTCGTTCTAAGTTTACTGACAAACATTATCACTTGCCCGTTACGCAAGATCCAACAATACTATCATGAATAAACTTGTAATCTTTGACTTAGATGGTGTACTGATAGAAAGTAGAGAACTACACTATCATAGCCTAAATGCCGCATTAGAATCTGTTGATAAAAAATATGTGATCAACAGAGACGAACACCTTAGTGTATATGACGGACTCAATACTACTAAAAAATTAAAATTACTATCTGAAACAAAAGGATTGCCTGCAGAATTTCATGATCTAATATGGCGTAAAAAACAAGAAGCTACATTTGATCTAATTCGCAAATTTGATTTTGATTATAAACTAATTGACATATTCACTAGACTAAAAAAGCAAGGTTACTTGATTGCAGTAGCCAGTAACAGCATACGAGAAACTGTTAAACTAAGTCTGCTTAAAATAGGAGTCATGGAATATGTTGATTACTACGTTAGCAATCAAGATGTTACTTTACCTAAACCGTATCCAGAGATGTACTGGCAGTGTATGACAGTCTGCAATGCCCTACCTCGCAATACACTAATCATTGAAGACAGTCACATTGGTAGACAAGGTGCATTGGACAGTGGTGGAAACTTACTGGCTGTAGAAGACTCACACGATGTGACCTGGTCAAAAATTAATAATAAATTATCACATATGAACTCACAAACAATTAAAAATAATATTCCTTGGAAAGACAGTAAACTTAATGTGCTGGTACCCATGGCAGGTGCAGGTAGTAGATTTGCACAACAAGGATACACATTCCCTAAACCTTTAATTGAAGTCAACGGCAAACCGATGATTCAAGTAGTTGTGGAAAATCTAAACATCGACGCACACTTTATTTTCATTGTACAAAAAGAACATTACGAAAAATACAATCTAAAGTATTTGCTCAATCTAATTGCACCAGGATGTGATATTGTGCAGGTCGAAGGAGTAACTGAAGGGGCAGCTTGCAGTACATTGCTGGCTAAAGATTATATCAACAACGATGCTCCGTTAGTTATGGCCAACAGTGATCAATTCATCAAATGGAACAGTAACGAATGTATGTACGCATTCAACGCAGATGAAATTGACGGGGGTATCATTACCTTTGAAGCGAGCCATCCAAAGTGGAGTTATGCCCGTGTAGGAGATGACGGCTTTGTCAGTGAAGTTGCTGAAAAGAAAGTTATCAGCAACGATGCCACTGTTGGAGTTTACTACTGGAAGCACGGCAGTGACTACGTTAAATATGCCGAAGAAATGATTGAAAAGAACATTCGTGTTAACAATGAATTTTATGTTTGCCCCGTGTTTAATCAAGCAATTGAAGCAGGTAAGAAAATTAAAGTTAAGAAAATTCAAAAGATGTGGGGTATAGGCACTCCGGAAGATCTAAATCATTTCTTAGCAAATCATAAAGAAGATTAAAGTATGAGCAAATATATTCTATTTGACATCGGTGCAAATCAGGGTCAAGACAGTTTAGACAGAACACGTAACGACACCTCAGTAGAGACCTGGGCATTTGAACCTATTCCCGAATTGTTTAGTAGAATAGACACTGCAAGAAAAAATGGGTACACATGGCAATTTTATCATCGTGCTGAACCAGCTGGCGTTAGCTACGAAGATCGTTATCATGTATTTCCTTTGGCAATTAGTGACTATGACGGTGAGTCAACATTTTATGTTGCCGATCGTGATCCAGTAGGTGACTGGGGCGCTAGCAGTCTATATCCATTTGTTGACGAAGTAAGTCAGACCTGGCCCGGGCGGCGAGACCTAGTTACCACAAGAACTGTTACAGTCAAAGTTTCTAGATTTGATACGTGGTATAAATCACAGGGCCTGAACTTGGAAAAGATCGATTACTTTCATTGTGATACACAGGGCAGTGACCTACGTGTGCTCAAAGGCATGGGCGACTATGTACGCCTAATTCAAGAAGGTGTTGTGGAATGTGCTCGGGATGAAGCAGGGAAACTCTACAAAGAAAACCACACAGTGGCCGAGATGAAAGATTTCCTTTCTGAACATGGATTTGCTGTGTTTCACGAACAATTAAACGACCAGTGGTCAAATGAACTCAACTTATATTTTAGAAAGAAATGAAACTGATAGCACATCGTGGACTGATCAATGGTCCTAACCGTTCATTAGAAAATCAACCACAGCAGATTAAAAATAGTCTAGCTCTGGGCTACGATTGTGAAATTGACCTATGGGTATTTGACGGCAGACTTTATCTAGGACACGATGGTCCACAGTACAACATTACTAGAGAATTTTTAGATCAACCGGGTCTGTGGATACACGCCAAACACATAGACGCACTTGACTGGTTGTTGGGCAAAGATTTGAATTATTTCTGGCATCAAGAAGATCATTACACACTGACCAGTAAAAACTACATTTGGGCCTATCCAGGATATCCTGTAACTGGGAGAAGTGTACAGGTCATGCCCGAAACTGCGGATCTCACACTGAGTAATCTAGACTGGAAATGTCATGCTATATGCAGTGACTGGATTCTAAAGATTCAAGCCCAGCGCCCGTAATCGCTACGGTAAGCATCTCGTTCAACAGCGCCAAACTTACGCAACACTACTTCATAGCTGTCTTTATTATGGTTAGTCAGTCCCTGTGCTGCTATGTGAAATGCCAACATGGTTTCTGGATGATAGATCAAACCTAGTTTATGATGATACTCAACTATGTACTGAGCTAGATCACAGTAAGTGGACATTGCACTGCTCTGCCCCAGTGCCATCATGTCGTTGGTCTTGTGCCCATAGCCGTGTACTTCATTTCTGGGAGTGATAACAGTTCGGGGATTTTGTTTTAGATATTCTAGACAATGTTCTAGATCCAAGGGTGCAGCCAAGCCTAGATCCGGGCGTGTGCGTATGACCAAATCATAGGGCTGTCCCGTGGCCCGTTCATGTACTCGGCGCTGTAGATCACATTCCCTCACACTGGTATACATGCCCCACATTCGTTCCACGCTGGTTTCCCCTGCTTTGTGGTGTACCCGAGGCGGAGGATAACTGCTTCGATTCTCTATGCTTAGATTAATCAACTGGTGCCCTGCAGGCAGATAGCTGTTCAAGCGACTGTGTGCTGTTTCATATTCCATGTGACGCCAACTGGGCGCTACAACATCTACTCCACGATGTTCTTCACATTGACTGTCCTGCCACAGCCAAACAAACCAGTCCACTGTGGTATAGCCCCGGAGATTTTCCAGAAGCAGATCGAATTCTCTACAGAATCTAGGTTCTCCGGGTAATAACAATGCTACTCTCATGCCCAACTTCCGAAATCGCTAATATATTCTGTTTCACTTATCCGTTGACCCAACTGTCTAATGTCAATGCGGAATCCGGCAGTGCGTATTCCCATCTGCTGAGATTTCAAATAATCTCCCAGTATGGTCTCGGGATGAAATATTTTACCCTGTGCTATATACTGTTCAATCGAATGTAAACAGTCAGCATAACAACTCATGGCAGCACCCCGTCCCACAGCCATAAGATCACTGACTGCATGTCCATAGCCCGCACGAGTATTATCGGGCATGATCACTGCACGATCATCATGCCCTAGGATTTCAGCACAGCGAGCTAGATCCAAGGTATTGTGTAGCATTAGATCGGGACGTATCTTCAGTACTAGGTCATAGGGTTGTCCGGTGCTGTGTTCGTGTGCTTGACGCATTTGATCTGTGCGCCAGTTACCCCAGAACATTTTCCACCCGTTGGCCACGTTGGTAACACCGTCATCACGACCACTGTGAGGGAATGCTAGCTGACTTTGATCCACTAGTTCTAAGTGAGCCAAACGATGCCCACCCTGTAGATTCAGCTGAATACGTTCCTGAGCCCACTCCACTGTGGGATTGAGCCACCCGGGTGCCACCAACTCACTGCCCTGACTGCGCCAATAGTCACTGCGACTTTGGCTGCGTGACCAAACGGACACAAACCAATCAGCAGAATCAAAGCCCACAAGCCTAGATTGAAACACTGTCAATTCCCTGCAGAACCTAGGTTCACCGCTGACTAATATGGCCACCTTCATCGGTCAAGAGCCCAACCCAGCAGCGCGAAGCGCGAAGCGGTAAAAAAGAGATTTTTATACACCTTTATCTACCCACTTAATCACACTAGATCCAGAACCACGTCACGTAGATTCTTACGTGCCACACGAGTCCTTAAATCTGTCGAGATCAAATCCAGTACACTGCCCAGATCATTACCGTTGACCTTAAACGACAGTCCGCCTGCTTCAAGCCACTGTGAACAATTGTCCGGACGATCATCTACTAATATATCCCCCACTGTGCAGTGTTTATGCTTGTCCCACGAATGCGGTCCAAAGTGTACGGGTACGTCGGGAAAATGTAGTTGTGCCCATAACACCTTGTCATAGAATGCCCAGTGTACATCATCTTTGGCGGGCACAGCAGTGAGAAACAGCAAATTCCAACCCAAGATGTCTCTATACTGACGTGCTAGATGTACAAGCTCGCCCACCCTGGGCATAAGTGGTAGATCACGGTAAAAACGTGTTTGAGTCTTGATCAGTTCCCATTCTTCCACAGTGTTGCGATAGTGTGTGAGTGAATCGGGATTGCGCATTGGTCGACCTAAAAAGCTAGAAGCAGCTGATTCCCAATCAGCTACGACTCCGTCCATGTCTAGATAAAAGGTATTTTTAGTCATAAGTTATACTTGTTAGTTATAGATGTAATTGACAGTGTCCGCATTGACTGACAGCACGCCAGCACCATTGCGTAGGTGAAACACACGAGCCATGTCAGTGGGTGGTGATAGAGTGACAAACTGTGTTAGAGTGGGTTGCACAACTCGTAGATGATCACGAGTCTGTAGAATCAACTGCCTCCCAGAACCAGCACTGTAGCTCCATATGGTATAGAACACTGCTATGTGTGGAGTCATCATGTTGGGATGTGTTAGTTCCAGTGTGTTTTTGGGAACTGAATCTTTGTAAACAGCACATACAGCAGCCATGGGCTTACCATAGAGATCTAACAGTACAAATATATTACTGCGTTCACTTACTCTGAATTCAATGGGTATTTCGGGACGCACGGGATCGTCCTTGACTATGGCGCAAAGTGGGTCAGTGAGGGTGGTTATACAGTGTAGCATGAGTGTGCGAGTTTAAAATAATTATATACGTACTTATGCTATAAGTCAAGAATTTCTATATATAGAGGAAAAAATTAGCGCAAAAAATTTTCAAAATCCGAACAGCGTGGGTACCGAAAGTTTTAGCGGCTCAAATTTTTGCCGCGCAGTTAAAAAAGGGGGAAGAGATCTCGGCCCCTGGTGATCTACTCTAACACTGGGGGTGAAAAGTTTGGAGATTTTTTGAGAGAATTTTTGAGAACTTTTGGCATGCTTGCAAGTTAGTGCTTGCTAACATGTGCAAGCACTACCTGACCACCCCACCATGGCCGGCCACCACCTCAGGCCTGGACTACCTGGTCCTCATCAGCCAGCAAGCCCAACTCCGAATCACCGTAGCAGTCAAAGCCCTCTGCTTCTAACTCAGCAATGGCTTCGTTCATGAGACTCTCTACGATGCGAACCTTGTCCACGACCCGTAGTTCTTTGTGGCGTGTAGCCCGCTTAGTACCCTGCTTGTACACTAGCGCATAGTGCTCAGCACAGTAGCTACGGCCCTCTAGTGCGGCGTGTGTACATGTAGGTGTGTGAGCGTGTGCGCCAATGTACTGGCATGTGTGTTGTGTAGTGTTAGTCATTGTTGTCTTTTACTATCTTATCTAGGTCTGCTCGTTGGGATTCAGTGGCTGTTGAGTAGGCTGTTATGCCCTGTACTACACCCATTTCAAAGCCCGCCCTACGGCTGAGGTAATCACTACAGATGAACAGCGCCAGCATACACCAGAACCATTCACTGTAGAAGTCTATACCAGCGGCACTGAGTACTGTGCCCACTAGTGCGTATATGATTACTCGGGTCATGCTCGCTTCATACAGGTAGTCTTGGCCATTGCTTGCCAGTTCTTTGGAAAGCCCTTGCGCAGGTCTGCTAACTTGAGCACCATACGCAGGCTCAGCTCACGCAACTTGTCCTGGTTCTGTTCCACAAAGCTGACAATCTCGTCCTTTTGGATCTGACTGAACTCAAAGCGGGCCAGCATGTCTGCATCGTTAACCACCTGCTTGATACGCAGAATCTTCTCTCTGTTGGTGTCCATCTGCAGGTCAATGTAGTGGCAACGGCTTTCCAATGCATCCAAGTGATCACGGAGTCGTTTGCTCTTTACGTGCTCAAACTTGATGTTGGTAATGAAAATGGCCGCACCTTTGAACTCAAAGCGGTCTGGAATGCCTTCTGAGCGTAGCAGGCGGCTGTCAGTGTTCCAAGCAATGAAACGACGCTCACTGGAGTCCAAGGCACCCTTGAGGATGTTCAGGCTCAGGTCTTCCATAAGGATACTGTCGCAGTCATCGAACACAACCACGTTCTTAGCGTCAGAGAACTCATACAGTTTAGCGTACAGTCCCAAGGCACTCATAGCACCTTTGACAATCTCAAACTTGGGTTTCTTCTCAGCCAATGTGTCAAACAGGCCGTCCTTTTGCAGAACCTTCTCAACTCCAAAGCTCTTGCCAACACCTGGAGGGCCGCTGACGATCATAGCACGGACATCACCGCTCTTCACAGCCTTGGTCATCTCGTCCAGGATCTCAAAGCGCTCACCCAGTCGTGCCAGGATCTCTGCGTCTGTTTCCTTAGCCACTTCGTTCTCGCGCTTCTTGATAGCGTCCGTATCGAATTCCAGTACTGTAGTGCCCTTGCTGGGTTTCTGTGCTGCCTTCTTTGCTGTAGCCATTTTGCTTCCTTTAGTGCGTTGTTGATGTATGTATTATATGATCTTTTTACAGAGTTGTCAAGCTCTTTGTTGAACACATTAAAAGGAATCTAGTGCCCGTTGGTCCGTGGAGCCCGAACACTAAAAGGGATCTAATGCGTTCAACAAAGGGCTCGCGCCCCTTGCTTAGTCCATTCGGCTTCCGGCGTAGACCTTGTCCAAGCCCAACTTAGCCTTGAGCACCTCTGCGTATGCATAGGCACCCGCTTCCAGGATGTCCAAGCTCTGAGCAGCCGCCTTGCCTGGATTCCACAGCTGGAGCGAACCTGTGTAGTCTTTGCGGAAGCCAGCGGCTTGCAGGGCCTTGCCCAACTTGCTGTTGGAGCGTACACCCCACACATTGACCCAAGCAAAGCCACAAGCGCCACGGTCACCGCCCAGTGCGGCATAGGCCTGCTTAACAGCTGAGCGAGCAGCCAGTGCGGCTTCGTTGGTTGCGTCTTGCACGGCGTCCAGGTTAAAGTCTTTAGCGTTCATTTAAAAGCTCCTTAGTGCGTTGTTGATGTATGTATTATAACAAGGTTTTACCACCTTGTCAACTGTTATTTGCTGGTGCTGTTGTGGCTTTTAAACAACATGCCGCAGAGGAAGTTCAAGCCCCATGCTTGGAACAGAGTGACTTCCTTCAGTCCAAACAGTTCGGGCATCAACCAGTCCCACAGGAGCATAGTGGGCAGGGCCATGATCAAGCTGATGCCAACTAGAGTTGCAACGGCTAGGACAAAAGCGGCGACGGTTTGCATAGTGCGATCCTTGTTTACTTGTTCAACTTGTTCAGGGCATCCAGGTGCTCTGCTTTGGCCAGCTCGATGTCGTAGACCATCTTGCACAGATAGACTATCATGCCTACGCAGAAGCCAATGCCAATCTGTTCTACGGTGAAGTAGGTGAACACTACGTTGGCACAGAAGCCTGCGATAAGGGCAATGCCCAGGAGTTTGCCCATGTTGAGCAGTGCGGTTTGTTTAGGAGTCATTTCATTTTCCTTTAGTTTGTTTGGCTTCCTGAGCGGCAATCTTGCCGGAGTAGGCTTTGCCTGCGGTGTGGATCAGACCAGTCTTGGTGTAGGTAATAACGCCGCCGGTGCTTGATGGAATTGATTTCTGTGTCATTGTGTGTCCTTGTTTGTTTATGTGTGTATTATAGCACGGAAAAGCCTCGGTGTCAACCCCTGCGAAGTACCCAGGCGAGTTGCAGGGTCTAGTGGCAGGGGTTGGCACTCCGGCCAATTATGCTATTTCTTTAAAGACTTTGTAGCCACGAGCGGTCAAGGTTGAGATAGCCTGTTGGATCTCTACGGCCTTACCGTGCTCCCACTCCAGCATCTCTTTGGCACCCTTGATGGTGTCTTCATCGCCGTACTGGTTGAAGAAGTTGTGCTTGTAGGAATAGAACTTACGACCATCCTCGTCCAGTCGCATCTGGATGGTGCCAAGGCCCCTGTAGTCTACGATCTCGTTTAGCTTCATCTTTTGCTCCTAGTGTGTTAGTGTATGCTTGTATTATAACGCCAATTTACCAGAGTGTAAACCAATAGCCCTTGCGGGCTAAGGGTTATACCCAGCCTTCTACCATCATAACGGGCTTCTTAAGGGCTCGCTTAACAAAGGTCTCGGGCTCGTCGTCAACCCGCACTAGCATGTAGCCAAATGCCTCTACCAAGTCCACTTCTGCCACTTCTAGTTCCACGCCTGCTTTCTCAAAGGCAATGTTCATCTTTGTTAGGGCATACTTAACGCCTGCACAGAAGGCCTCGTGCTCGCTGTCTGTAACGTCTTCAAAGTCGAACGCTTCTACCATCACTGCCTCGTAGTCCTGTCCGTCTGCTACAATGAACGGGCGGATCTTAGCCCAAGCCTTCTGGTCCACGCAGTCAAAATGGTCACAGGCTTCGTTAAGGTCGAAACTGTTAAACGCATCATAGTTTACTTTTTTAGCCATCTGTCGCCCCTTTTGTGTTAGTGTGTATGTATTATAACTTCGTTTTACTACTCTGTCAACCACCCTACGCTCTGTAGGGTTATTATATCCGTTGCCCCACCTAAGTGCCCCAGTTCCTCTAGGGCTTTAACACTGTTCCTCAGCGTCCTTAAATGCTCTTTACTTCAGCAACCTTATTCTTTCTTCTTGTATGTATTATAACGTCTTTTCAAAGACCTGTCAACCTAAAGGGTTTTAGAACTTCTTTGGCTTCTTTGTACTGTGGCAATTTAGCCACAGCCGCATCGATGGTCATTAAGTGGGCCTGCACCAACAATTCTTCTGCATACAGGCGGTCGTCTTCCGACACTTCCGTGTACCATTGTTTGAGCTGTTTGGTAGGCAGGTTCAACAAGAACATTAGGTTACCCTTATCGTGATCGTTCATTAAAATTCTCCCATGATAATCATTGCAAGACCCATGACGATCACGGGCATCAGTACTATGGCTAGGTTGATCATTGCTTGCATTAGATCCACTCCTTATAGTCGCCATGTTCTTCGTTGTCGTTGAAGCCTGCGGTGTAGGCCACGATCTCATTGGGTGTCATATCCTTGAGAGTGACACGCCCTGAGGCTTTGGTGTCACCTAGGTAGTAGTGGGGATTGTAGTCCCTGCGGTAATAGCTGTCTGCCATGCCGCGATCATAAGGACCACCGTGTCGTGTGTCCATCTCGATGTGTTCTCTAATCATCTTTGCTCCTTAGTGTCTATGTGTGTATTGTAACAGGAATTCAAAGCCCTGTCAACCACTAAGGTCTTTACCAAACCAACTCTTTTGCTGGGTAACGGATGGAACCTTCGTAGTCCAACTGGCTCTGCTCAAACTCTGTGAGGTAGTCGTCCTTGACAATGCGGAAGTCGATCACTGTTTCACGGAAGTGATCGTTGTCTGACTCAATCTGTGCTCGCAGGCACATGACCGCCATGGTAGCATCGGCAGAGCCACCTTTGAACTTCTTGACCACGTAGTCCGAACCGCCCTTGGCTTTCCAGTACTGTGGGCACTCGTTCTTGCCGTCCCAATCATGGGCACCGTAGTTCTCGTAGTATTGTGTAGTGATTAACAGTTTAGCCATTGTGTGCTCCTTGTTGCGATGTATGTATTATAACATCAAAAAGAAACCCTGTCAAGTGCAGGGTTATTTGGTCCGGCCACCAGGAATCGAACCTGGATTGACTGCTTAGAAGGCAGATGTTCTGTCCATTGAACTATGGCCAGGAATCTTTATCTACAGTGAGTGCGCCAGCCAAAGAACTGACCATAGCCGTTATAGACCGGAGTATGGTAGCATACCGGCTGTGGGGGCAAGGGTTGGTAGATGATCTGCGGTTGTGGTTGGTAGATCACAGGAGGTTGTTGAACGATTACAGGAGGCTGAACGGGCTGTTGTTTAGCCATTGAATTGCCTATGAATCCGCCTAGGATGATACCCAGCAAGACATCCTCTGGACCAGCTGCCTGTGCAGTGCCCAAGGATGCGATCAGTGCGATTGAAGTAAGGATTCGTTTCATAGTTCTATTATACAGTCAATTATTTATCAAGTCAACTCTTTAAATGTTCGCCCTTTGAGATCCAGCTTGAGCGGTGTACGGAACTTCTTTACCTGATCTGTGCCCGCAGGTATGTAGGCAATAGCTGTGGCACTTCGACCTGTAACCCGCTCGTTGAAGATGTAGACATGGTTACCGGCGTTGCTGTCTGTCCACTGTGTGGTTTCCTGATAGACTTTAATCGATTTGGATGTCATGTATCTTACCCTCGTTGAAGATGTAGTAAAGGTTCATAGAACCGTAGTAGACCCAGATGCAGTCATTGCCCGGAGTCATTGTGTAGTGTGTGATTCCCTTGCGGGCCATGTCCTCTTCGACTAGGATGACCTCTAGTGGGTTAAGGTCTGGATGTATCTTAAGCACGTTTCAGCACTCCGAAGATCGAGTTCTGGAGTTCAGCGGCTTCCTCAGTCTCGAGGTAGAAGTCAGTCCGTGGATCCCAGTAGCGGCCTTCCTTAGGATCGTAGTAGGCAACACGGCCATTGGGATAGTGGAAGGGTCCTTCAAGTCCTTTGCGTGGACCGTATTCCTTGTTGTGTTTGAAAACAATGTAGCTCATTGACTGCTCCTTGTTGCGATGTATGTATTATAACACCGGGATAGTATTCTGTCAACCAATTCCTTGCGTCTTGTAGGGTCTTTAAGGGCTCTTCTCTATCGCTGAGAACACGATGGTTTCCACAGGCTCGGACATGATAGCCTACTTGATCATTGCCTATGATACGAAAGCTTCGATCTCTGCGGAACCATTCTTCGTCGACATTGTTTAAGTTCATGTATGTATTATAGCAAGGTTTTACCACTCTGTCAACCTCTTTTGGTGTTGTATTTTTGCCACAAAAGGTGAGCCCCGCAACAGCTTCACAGCGTGGCAGGGCTCGGGGGTTTGCCTGGGACACTACCCCCAGGACTTCGGAGCGAACTCTCTACTTACGCAAGGCCGAGAGCCATAGCCTTGTAACCTGCGGCAATGATCTTGCGGCTTGGTTGACCCATAACATACTCGGTCACTTCAACACCGTTACCGGCTTTGCGGTTGTTTGCATACACTGCGAAACCGCTTTGACGAATACGGCTGACTTCAGCTGTGACATTCTTGATACCGAAACGCTTTGCAGCCTGTGCAGGAGTCAATGCCTCGCCTGCTTTCAATGCTGTGAATAGTTTCCCGGCTTTGGTTTCTGGATTAATCGTTTTCA